CGTAGAGAGCAGCAGTAATAACAGGGGCTGGAATACCGAGATCCACAGCACTGTGAACAGTCCAACGACCCTCACCAGAGTCTGATACTCCCCCATCGTAATTGCTAAGCTCTCTATCGCTGCGTAATACATCAGCGGTAAGATCAAGTAACCAACTGCCAACAACGCTACCGCGACGCCATAACTCAGCCACTTTAGCAACGTCAATATCATAGCAATAATCTTCTGGGTTATCCATTGGAGCAACTTCAGCATCACCTGCGGCAACGTATGCTGCTCCAGCATTTGCTTCATGCAGGATATTAAATCCTTCTGCGTATGCTTGCATGATTCCATACTCAACTCCATTATGGACCATCTTTACAAAATGACCTGCTCCAGGTCCACCACATCTCAACCAACCACGTTCAGCAGGTGTCTCCCAGCTTCCGTCATTGGTTCTAGGGGCAGCAGCGATGCCTGGTGCGAGGGCATCAAAGATTGGACGGCAAGCGGATACTGCAGTATCTGCACCACCAACCATAAGACAATATCCACGCTCCAAACCGTAAACACCACCACTAGTGCCACAGTCAAGATATTGGATGCCCAACTTAGACAACCTTTCCGCCCTGCGTCTAGAGTCCTTAAAATTGGAATTGCCATGATCAATAATAATATCGCCTTCCACACAAAATTGTAGTAGCTCATCAAGGGTATCCTCTACGGTTTCTGCTGGTACAACCATCATGAAGACACCAGGGGTTTCTCCAGTGGTTTTGTGACTGTGAACTACTTGAACAAGGCTTTCCAGAGAAGTGGTACATCCACTGATATAACCCTTTTCAAATTGTTCTTGAGCTTTTGCATAGTTGTTTCTAAATCCGTGTACTTCGTGTCCTGCTGCGATAAGACGACGGGACATACCTTCTCCCATCCGTCCTAGTCCAATCATTCCAACTTTCATTTAATAATCTCCATTGCTTTGTGTAATTCTCTGCTATGCTCTAGTTCATCATTCAAAATCTCAAGGATTTTGTCATCATGTCCATTGAGTGCTAAGTGTTTAGCATATGTAGTAGCGGCATGAACCTCTACTTCATAGGACAGATGGTAAGCAGAGCGAGGAGCCACCCAATAATAAACCACGTTGACCCAATAATAGATAAGGACGAGGTGTTTGGCGACAAAGCGATCCACAAAATAAGTGTTACCGCCCCTAGATTCCATATACTCCAGATGTTCTGTTTCATTGACTGACTGATCAAAGTGCTCTTTCATCAGATAAAGATGTTCGGGACCACGTAATCCCATGCTTTCCCTGAAATGCAATACGCTTAAAAAAGCAAAATAGGGTGCCCGAGCAATCTCCTCAAGCACCCAAAAGCGTGGATAGTCTCTTCCTCTGTAAAGGAAGTCTAGTATTGCAACAGTGATGTCTAAAACAACAGTGTTGAATTTTTTCATCATTCTACATGTACAGTACCGATCATGCCTGCACCTTTATGTGGAGCACACCAATAGGTGTAGTCACCTGCTTCAGCAAAAGTTACGTCAAACTCTTCACCAGGAAGCAATGCAAGTGCTTCATGATCAAGTTCTGGATGATCTTCAACAATTACATTATGTGGTGGTAGCATGTTGTTTACAAAATGGACTGACTCTCCTGCAGAGATAGTTACCTCTGCTGGATCAAATACTAGGTTGCCATCGGCACCCATCATTACATCAACTGCCCAAGCTGGTGTTGCTAGGAATAGTGTCGCTAGAAGCGCGAAAAGAATTTTCATTGTCCGCTGAATAGTTATCTTGATAAGCATTGAGCTTATTAATCAAGTCATCGTATTGTTCCCACATGTACTCTGAACCCGTTCGCTCTTGATAGAGCAAACAAGCAGCGATTAGTCGTGAGATATCAGTGTCGTTTAGACGCATTTTCATATCAAAACTCATTACTAATTATAGGTTCACTAGGTAAGAATTCGCATTCTTAACAATATTTTCACATGTATGTCAGCAATTCCACGCACGTAGTGATTTGTTGATCCTGCTATCAGGATCGCTGGCAGTTTTCTTAGAGGTCAACTTCTTTTTCATGCCTTTCATTCTAGCGCAAAACGATGCCCTACGGGGATTTCCAACCTTCTTGCTTGGTGCTTTAAGGTCGCTTCCAGGATTCTCTCTTTCGTAAGACTTTCGTCCTTTTTCGTTAAGTCCTCCAGACTTTGATTTGCCAGCCTTCTTTGTCCAGGCTGCACCTTCTAAAATTTTGTTCTCCTGAGCATTGGCGGACTCAGCGAGTCTCTTAAATTCTTTATAGCTTCTCATGCCAAGTATCAGGTTTTACGAATCTATTTAGCGTTTTCCACCACCCATTTGCTTAAGCATCTTCTGTAGCTCTGCAGTGCTACCGACAAACATAGCGTTGTTGGTAACTTTGGATGGACCTTTCTTTTCTTCGTCAAGATCCTTCATCTTTTTATGTAAGTCTTGGAGTTTCTCAGTCATGTCTGCAACGTGCTTCATTGCCGCTACAGCGACTTCATATGCTCTAGGGTGCCCAGACTCCTGAGCGACCTCTAAGGCACCGTTAACCGCCTCCTGACCCTTGTCTATAAGCGAGTATAACTCACCCCTGGTATATTGGTAATCCTTCTCACGATCGTCCCTAGACACCTCTGGTGGTTTTGGTTTGATTGGTTCACTGACAGGTTCAGCACTAATGTTGAGGATCTCCTCCATGTTCTCTTCTAGGCTCATAAGAATTCAATTCCTTCATTAAATCCAAAGTCATCACCAGCATCTAGAAGTGCATCATCATTTACATCAATGACACCATCAGTATTGATATCTGTTTTTGCTTTGGGTGTATATGTTCGCGTGATTGTTCTACGATTAACAGAAAGGTCACCCATTGTTTCATGGATGATTGCTTTCTTGATAACATCTGCAGTGTTGTAAGGACCGTAGAGGTAAGACTTCATTGTGAAGTTGAGAGTATATACGATGTATCTACGTTCGTAAAAACTATCATCCCACTCATCCTCAAAACTTACATTGTTTAAAACAATAGCAACATCTCTCTTCTCATTCATGTCAGGAATCATGTTGAGAGTGATACTGAAAGATGGTTGAAAATATGGTAAAATCTGTTCTACGATTTGAAGAGCATCATCTTGAGATTTAGCAATAACACCCAATTCAAAACTCAAGTTATATGGAACAGGAACATATTGCACTCGGACTTCACCACCACTACCATCAATGATGGTTTTGTATTTTTGAATTGGTGATGTCTTGCGGGTAGGATCATAGTCAACACTAGACATCTCAAAGTAGAGACGTGGTAGGGTGATTGCTACCTTTCTATTTGTATTATTCTCTTCTAGACGAACAAGAAACTTCTGCTTTGGACCATATGCCAAAGGAACCTTTTGCTCTTCTAAGACAGTACCATCACTAGGATCTGTACTTTTCAACGTGATGTTGTTGAAAAGCGTACCAAACGCGACAATGTTCTTACGAACAATTTGATTATAAAAATGAGAACCTAACATTAGATACTACCTGTAAAATTACCAGCTTCACCAAATGGATTTCCTTCTGACCAATCAATAATGTTGTCAGCTTCGTCTTCAATCTCTCTATTTTGATCGTAGTTGCTGTTGACATTATTTAGAGTGTCAAATGTCTCAGGACTCCACTTGGCACCTGAAGTTAGACCAGTAATCACTTCAGCAGTAGTAAAGGTTCCTGTTCTGTTGATGACTTGGAGAGCTCTGGTTGTGCTATCCCAGGACTTAACTTCTGCTCTGTTGTCTTTGGGGGAGTAGTCAATGACCACAGTAGGTGCAGAACTATAACCGCTCCCGCCATTTGTGATAGTAATACTATTAACAATACCAGTAGAACTGACTGTAGCAGTCGCAGTAGCACCACTTCCGTCTCCTGTAATTGTTACTGTTGGTGGTGTAGCAACTTTATAATGTGCTCCACCATCTGTAATAGTTATGGCAGTTACAGCATCACCTGTAATAGTTGCTGTAGCTTT